ATAATCGCGCACATATAACTGATTCAAGGGAACCACTGTTCCATTTTTGTTAGTACCCGCAGATAAACCTGAATAGTAGTATGAAGATAGTTTTACATCATTGAGATTTACATATCCCGCATCCATGAACATACGATTCGGGGTGTTATTAGCCAATGCGGGCAATATGTTTGGAGTACTGATAGGTGACCCATAATTAAATAATGAGTATATAGGTACTTCTTGTTGGGCCCCCACCGTGGTGATTCCATTTGTCAGAGATACTATGGCTGGATTACCAGTTAATAATGACTCACTTAATTTTATTTCAATAAAATTGCTACCCAATATTCCACCAAAATCAGCGGACTTTATAGCCCAGTTTTCATATACATCATAATCGATGCTACCCTGAGGCAAAGTGGCTCCCTTAAAAGCATTTATAGAATTTCTCGTGCCTTTGGTTTTTATCATGGTTTGATAAAGATTTACCTGAGTAATATCGGTTAAATCTGCCACAGACATATAATCACGTGGTCTAAATCCAATCAAAGAAAAACTTAATAGATCAGCATCATTTTCTAAATTAGCTTTGTTTACATCATAATACAATGTGCTTTCGTATGACCGAGTAGAACTATTTGGTAACAGACCCTTTTGTATTTGATTATAATCTGTTTCCTTCCACTCGGTTTCTTGGAACAATTCTTTGGGCTGTACGATAGTTAATGCTATCCAATATTTGTTTTTGTACTTGACGATGGATCCAGTAGTATACTTTACTGCGGGATTCCATTCTACCACATTGTCTTGGTTTAGTATAAATCCAGCGACATCAAGTGTACCGTTCCAGTCTGCGGTTTTGCTGCCACGAACAAAGATTCGGTTTTGTTTCAATCCAGTAATCAGATTGTAAATCGTGTCATTGAACAATGTAGTATTGTCAAATACTATACCATGCTCAATATTACCGATATTAAATTGACCATAACCAATGGTATCGCCCTGATTTAAGGGCTGGATAACAAATTCAGTATCGTCACGCAATACACTCAAATCTTTACTTTGTATTGGGTATAAATTTTGATTCAGTACAAAATTTTGATTTGCTAAGGTCAATGGCTGAACTATAGAACTATCCTTATTTATGGACAACTGAGTTGCAGCGGGATTTAGCGTAGCAATACTACCCACTTCCCAGCCTAATTGAGACCAGTATAAGAATTCAGCTACCATTTGATTCCATGTTACTTCCAATCCATTTTCAACTTGGTTGAAAGTCATGCCTTGACTTTTTAAGTATGCTCCATAACTTGATAAGAATGTCGCAACTTCTTGTACAGTATAAAATACAGTGCCATAAGGTACGGCTACAGTAGTGGTAGTATAATCTACTGGTAATTTAACTGCTATACTTTCTACTTCGATCTGACTAGTTTTACCGTTATTTTCAGGTGCTAATATAGTAAAATATGCTTTGTTTTGCGAATTACCATAAACTGCGAATCCATCAGTAGTTAATTGTACTACCACCCCACTGTAAGTAATACGATCAAACGGTTGATTATCATAAAGTAGTACGGAAAAACTCTCATCTGGTATTAGCAACGACGCATTGCGAGAAGAAGGCACGCTTTTCTCAACAAAGAACTGAAGAATATTCTTATCACTAAACCCTGCTAGACGATATACTAATCTGACATCTAAATTAAACAGCAAAGATTTAATAGTTGAAGTAGCATCGATTCCCAATTGTTTTTGATAATCTACGATCCAGTTTATGTAACTGGTCTTTGATGTACCTGATCCATATATATCAATATCGCTTATTGTTAGGTGACTACGATCATTGACCAAATATTGGTTGAATTCTTCATTGTATTTGTAATTATCTAAGTCAACGCCCAAGTTAAAGAACTCGGCGGGCTTAGCCAATGCTGTTATTTTCATTAAATCGAATGGCCAAGCTGAGCTTCGTCTATACGCTAATTCTGCGGGACCAAGGTCACCCACCTTCCAATCTCTCTTGAATAGACGACCTGTATAGTTTCCTACAATTGCGTCGATTGGGGGTAATAAATTGCCCTGATTATCCACAGGCAATACTGACAGTAAGTCTGGTCGCTTGTATTGTTCTTTGACTATGGGATTGCCATAATTATAATCAATGCCCATGGATAAATCAGTCCACAACACCAAGTTATCACTTGTGTACGGTGCTGGGCCATATCTATTTTCCCACCAAGCAGGCTTATTAGTGTAACCTATCATTTCCCAAGGTTGGCTATTAACATTGCTAGTATCAAAATAGTATTCGTAAATTCCTCTCCAATTACCCTGTTGAATTGGTTGCTTATTTATTTTATTACCACTTTGCCAATAGTTGTAGCTGTATGTATTATCTGTGCTATACAACTGAGATTTATAGTCAATTCTGTTTTGACCTACCCAATTTAAAAACAATTCGCTATAAATTTGTAAAATTTCATTATTGGTATATTCAGTTTCTCTCCAGAATCCTGGCATAACAACAGTTTCTGGCACTGGCACGGCCGCACTTATTTTTAGATTATTGTAAATTCTTTTTTCAAATTCCAATAATACTTGGTCTCTAAAGTCAACTAATCGGCCGGTGACCGGACTGTAACTACCATATAATCTGTTATATGATCCATCGTGACCCCTAATGAAATAAGTTGGGGTAGTATATTCAGTATCTAATATAATGCCAGGAGCCGTAGCTGGGTATAAACCCAATTTAGTAGGAGTATTAGGTATATAACTACCATAAGTTTGATTGTATTCATTGACTATTATTTTATCACCCACTTGTAAGGCAACATTGACAGTCAACGTGGGAGAGGTTTTACTTATGGTATAATCAACATTTCTGATCAATTGCGATTGTTGTAGCAACCCATCTACTGTTCTAGTCAAATAAACTAAAATACCCTCATAGTTAGATTTAGTAAAATCATATATTTTACTTAAAGGATATACCGAGGTAGTCAGTGAATTTGTGTTGAACGAGTATGTTTTCGACAAATATGGAGCCTTTGAGGGCAACATATCGCTCCAAAAGAATGGCGTGTTATCTGATTTAGTAGAAGTAATCTGATCTAATGCATCGTCTAACATAGAAGCCGCTGATTGATAAACACTGTACTCGGACTTGTTTACTACATCAGTCAGTACATTTTTAAAAGTGGCGTAGCTTCGATTGTTAAATTCTACTGAATTAAAGAAATTGTGATTTTGTTTTCTTAAAAAGACACCAGGCAACACTAATGAAGCACTATTTTGAATTATTCTATTGCCCCAGGGTACAAGATTACCTAAATCTCGATAGTTATTGGCGCCAAATAACTCACCCTTTATATTTGGGTTGTTATAGAAAATAGACTGGTATTGCCCTCTAATATCACCCACATTTACTTGTATTGGATCTATGTTGAATGGATTATTAGTTAAATTTATCGGTACAGTATAGTGGGCGTTGCCACTGCTACTATTGCTTATTATTAAAATCTGTACTACAGTAGACGCTGATAAACTCAACCCAGTAACCGTAACTATAGTATCAGTGAGGGTAGTAGATATACTGTATTGGTTAGCACTTAGCAAACTATTATTAGCATAAACTTGTATAATTGGCCAGTTTGTGTAATTTGAATCTACCGGTAATACATCTAAGATAAAAGATGGTGATGCCGTTGAGGGATCAAAATTAAATTCAAATATCTGATATTGAACGGAAGGTGATATTGCGGTTTGCCAGCCAAGATGGCGAGTATAATCATCTTTGTTAGCATAATTATGCACATACCCAGTATTTACTTTTTTAATAACAGGCTTGTTTACCTCAACATATTCAAATGTATCAGTATTAAAAGTCACATCAAAACTTATATCTCCCACATTGTCTATAGCACTATAACGCAATGGGAAATTTAAAATTGGATCGTCTTCGCCTGTACCTATACCATAAGAAAACAATTTACACCCGGTAAATGAACTACCTGAGTAATATGTTTTATTTCCTAAACTGATACCACTATTATCGAGTATATCAAACAGGGGTGGCTGATTTACACTTATTTTTGCTTGAGATTCTAACCAGTTACTGGTGTCAAAGTAAAAATCTTTACCTTGATTATAATATCCTCGATATGCAACAACTTGAGTGTTTTCTAAAATTTCACCATCGGGCGCGACTGACAATGTTATTTTTGGTGGTGCTCCTGGCTCTATTTGCGTTAGCTGCGCTACAAAGATTTTATTCTTCTCATTTTCATCATTGGCGAAAACAATTCTAGCTCCATCTGACAATAGGTAATTTTCTAAATTGAGTTCAGACATACTCAAAGAGGCAGAGACTGTTCCTGTAACGGCGACTGGTGAACTCCAGCCTACTAGTAAAGTAGTATTAGCAGTGTTTAGCCCACTTACTGATAATATTGTTGTATCTTGAGGTAGTTGTAAAGTATCATCTGCTATATACTGCCCTATAGCAGGGGTGTTTGTTATATCTACTGTTGGCACTGTGATTATGGTTGACAATGATGTTACCGCAATCGTCATTGATGTATTGGGGCCTGGTATAACCTCGGCTTGTTTAAATATTTTACCTAATCTAGATTGTGATATACTAAAGGTAGTGCTGTCAATTACTTCATTGATGTAATATGTAGTGCCACTTATTAGTGTACCAAACGTGGTTACTGCGGCACCACTAATTACCATATTACTGAATACTACTTTATCTCCATATTTAAATCCAGCAGTGCTACTACATTTTATTCTATTAGCCACTGTAGTAGTAGACAGACCTGATGTAATTGTGTTGACTAGTGACACCGCTGAAATCGTGGCGGTACCTGGATATGAGGTCCAAGCTGTTACATCAGGATAGTATAATCTTGCACCAGCAACTTGTGCTAGCGCGTCCGTAGTTCTAAAATCTATAAAATCTACTGGGGCTTTACCCAACGTACCAGTGTTGAATAGTTTTAAATTAGGGTAAAATTCAATAATAGGTCTAACTGCTTTTGTTTGTTGGTTGGCATATAGAGTCAACAATGTTGGATTATTATTGTATTTTGCTGTGGCATTGATTACATCAATATGGAACCAACGGTTACTACGAGACCACGCATTTCTGTTAATGGCATTTCTTGCTATTGTTATATAATCCGCTGTTTTAGGAATGTACAAGTTAGCATCATAATTGCCCAAATCATATGGTGAGATATCATACGGCAAGTATTCAGTTTGCGTAAACGATTCAATCGCTATCAAGTCGATCACTGGGATAAGTTCAATCGCCGAACCCACCCCCTCGACATAATATTCTCCTGTTAGATAAGATTCTGGAATAACATCACCCTGAAAGGTTACCTTTAGTCCATTAGTAAATACTACGCCGTTGGTAGACTTATAGTTCAGTTTTCCTAAAATGTCAGCATCGACATTAATATTATTGGTAGTGTTGGCATCAATCAGCCGTATTATACCTAGTTTATTAGATGAGGTTCCATCTTGGTAATATAATACATCTAATATAGCGCTTATATAGGGAATTAATTGAATACTGCCAGTTATCGCTTTGTAGAAACTTCTACCTACCCATTGGGTACCATATTGGGCTGTAATTTTTTCATTAACCGGAATTGAATTGCTCAACACTAACTGAATAGTGGGATCTTCTACTAACCCAACTAAACTTATTGTATAGTAATTGTTAATGGCAACCGCATTATTGTAAATCAATAATGTCAACCCACTGAGTGATGTTATTCCATCTATACCCCCTAAAGTGGAAACTTTTACCCCATTAATAGCACTATAGGGTAATGTGCTAACTAAATCAACAACATTGTTCCCAGGTAAATCATATTCATCTTGTGCTGATTTTACGGGTACATTAAAAGTAATTGTTCCTTGGGTAGAACCATTATTTTGTACGCCAAATATTTCTCGGGTATTTAAGTTAGATTGTGTGGGGCTAAATCCAGTAACCCCAGGTTCACCTTGAATCCAAAATTGTGACGACTGATCTACCTCAAATGTATATGTACCACCCCGTAGTAGAGTTAATGTTGGGTTTAAGTTACCCTGTGATGCGGTATCATCTTTGACTTCATATGCATTGGGCAAGCTAGTAATCGAATAAGTCTCCGTATTGAATACTACTTCTTGTGAAACCGTAACGGCTTGCGGGCCACTGGGTAACCAATAATATTGATTATAATTAATTATCTTGTCTAAATTAGTAAACGAGTCCCAAGAATAATATTGGCTGTTAAACAACCGGTTATTGTTATTTGTTACCCCACCTTCTAATTTCAACGCATCTATTATGCCAGGATAGCTTATAAAGTCTTGTGCTACGGATTCATTGGGTTTGGTAAAAATTACACCAGGTTCTAGTTGATAATCTTTTCTAGTTTTAGTGGGTTCTGTTACATAATAATCTTTGGGGTCTATACCATAACCCAACTTACTGCCCACAAAGCCTTGTGTGAGTTTAAGATTAGGCTGATCTACTATTTGATCTAGGGTCGCCCGTAAAAACTGAGAATTAGTAGATGTTTTGAATATTTCGGGTAGAAAATTTAAACTTCGGATTCGGTTAGCCATTATTTTCTCTAAGTTGGTTTATTGATTTAGCTCGTTAGGTGTAAGTGCTGCTATAACTTGTATGTCATCTGCTGTTGCCGCATTTGCGAATATCTCGTAAGGAGCGCATTTTACTTCGTATAAGTCCCCAAAGGGCTTTGTGGGATCGTTAGAAACCAATACGATAGAGCTAACTAATTCCCCTACCACTGAGTGTAGGTACGCACTTAACTCTGAAAAATAAAATGTATCACCAAAGGTCCAATTGTTAATATTGAAGTAACTATTCATTGCTGTCAATACTGCGCTACGGATTTCACTGTTACTAGCATTAGTTTTACCTGTCTTTATTACTTTTATTGTGGCTCTTAGCGCCGGTACTGCTTTGGGTCCAAATAAGGGTTTAAATATAACACTATTTAGTATTACAGAATCCGTGAGCATTTTATAATTCTGTAACTCGCCATATGATTGACTTAGTTGGTTGATAGTGGGCTTATCAGGTTCTGGTACATTGTTAGTAGTATCTTGAATCCAATTTTGGTACGCAGTATAGTATGCTTGTGTCACTACATATAAATCTATGATATTTGTTGTGGCGGGATCAATTCTATTAGTATTGTTACTGTTGTGCTTATATTGAAACTTAAGACCCTGTCGACCTGGCTTCATCAAGAATTGAGGTTGTACCACTAATTGATATAGCGGGGTTATAGATTGAGGATCTTCTACTGTAGTATAGAAAATATTTTCAGAATAAGCATAAAATAGCTGTCCTATAGGATATTCATATTTTACAACTTCTATTGAGTTTTTGTTAGCATACGAATATACTACTTCACTGGTACTGATTAGCTGCTCTCTGGTCAGTGATACAGCGTCCTGAATTATTTCAAAAAATGCGTAAATTCCTATATTAGCACTGCCATATTCATACCCTGTAATTTTTTTGAAGAAATCTGGGTCGTCAATGACCGAACTATTGTTCAGATTTACGCTTGATACTTCTACTTCAAAACTATTTATATAGCCATCGCTTTGAACTGGTTGATCTACTATAGTTAGTTTTACTTGATTTCCCAAACAAATATTAGAATTAGGTTGTGTGTTGACTGGTAATACGGCTACATAATCTTGTAGTTGTTTTCCGGAAAAGGGATCGTACACTAGTTTATTAACATCAAACGCAAATCTATTGTCAGATACGCTACCATAAAAATAAGCCAAAGACTTGTAGGCGATTGAATATCGATTATTACCTAAACTTAGGAATCTAACGAACCAATTTGTATTATCATACAATTGAATACTCCATCTATCTTGATTTATAGCTAATGAATTATCAAATACTAATGAGAAATTTTGTTGTAGTTCCATTCTAATTACGCATTCATCTATAACTTGGTTAGATAAACTATTGTCAAATACTGGTATTACTGTTAGAATTTTAACTCCCTGGGGAATAAAGCCATTAAGTACGACTGGACCAGTTCCGTTAACAAAATTGCCATCACCATAATTATATCCGTCACCCACTACATTAAGAACTGTTGTCCAAACTTGTGTAGGGTTTTCTAGAGTTGGTACTCCAGATACTAGCCTATTATCATTATCAAAATAATAGCCTGTTGGTGCTTGTAGTAAGATCAAAGCACCCTTTGAAATATACTTTAAATTATTAGTTGAGAATGTTCCCGTAGCTACAGCTATATTAGCGTCGTTGTAAAAATAACCAGTAATGCTATTGGCGTCCACGGTAGACAAATTCCAAAACAAATTTCCCTCGATATTATATCTGGGGTATGTTTGTATATAATATTGATTTGCTCTAATTTTACCTAGGACCTCAGCTAAGGGACCAAACAAAAATCTCCTAATAACCGAGTCATTTATGATATTGAGATTTAAGAACCCATCGGAATTAGTTTGATAAAGCGCACCATCATTACCAAAAGTATTAGTCGAGCTATATTTTCCTGTTGGATCCAAAAGGTCTAGATTTTTAGATACACCAATACTTGAACGATTAACCGCTTTTGATTTTATTATAGAACTGTATAGGGTATAAGGGAAATTATTATAATCTTCCCCGTTTACCATGCGGTTTTGTGTGTAATATCTTGTGGGTGCTCTTTGTTTTATTTGCGCTAACGGTTCTCTAGCTTGAGCATTAGATACGGGAACTTGTAGCTCAAGTCCTAATGTCAATACTTCAGGTCTGCCTTGTCTATTCACATAAGTTATTGATGCGGTAATACCTTGCATCTCCGCAGGTTCTATCGTATAGGTTAGCGCATTACCACCCCTCACATATGCTCTGAATGTGCCTACGGGGATCTCAGAAAATACTCCATCACCAAAAATATAGCTTACTTGATCGTTAAATCGTGACCCAACTGAGAATATAGTTCTATCTTCCTTTGTGGTTTGTAAATAAGCGTCAGAGTATACATTCTCGACTTTTCTCCATAAATCAAAAGTAGAGTTGCTATCATTTACTTTATATAACCATGTATCAGTGTTGTTTATACCCTGAATATCTATGTCTATTACTTGGTTACTAATTTGTTGCTCTATTGTAAAGTCAAAATTCTGTAATGACCCTTGCTTAAAATAAAAGAAAAATCCTGTGTCTGGGCTACCATAACCTAATTTGTCATTGCGATATAGGATATTAAACTTACCCGTGGGCTCAGGAGGCAGTTCATACACATAATCTTCATCTAAACTAGTAACACTTACTAATTCAAATCCCATTGCGATTCCATCTACAGTTGAATTAAATGGTACTATGGGCAGTGAATCGGGAGGGATGCTCAATGAGTATTCATCTGTTTTAATAGATAAAATCTCTGCGCTGTTTCCAGGCCTACCAACTCTCTGAGAATTTATTAATGCTGCATTAACGATGGTAGTATATTGTTCTAACCAATTTGTATTGGCGGGATCATTCCATAGTATGGGGATATTACTTAGATTCAACCCATTCAAATCAGTAATGTTTTGAGTGGTTTTGATGCTTACTATCTTAAGATACCCCTGACTTGCTAAGTTTCTTTTGGGAGTGTACGATACTAGATTAGCTAGTTTCACCACCGAGTCCCGTCTTTCTGCTGTATCGATGAAATTTTCTCGGGTGTTTAGATCATTACGGAACGCAAGACCTTGACCCATGAATGCTATAACATCCATCAATGCTATAAATTCTGAGCTTTCTATATAATCTGTGAAGGTTTCAGGGTAATATAGCCGAAGATAATCTATGAAACTTTTACGCAGTGTTTCATAATCGAAGCTACGAAAATCTGCTTCACTGAATGTTTGGTAAATGGCACGCCAGTCATTGATTCCAAAAAGCGCTTTTTGCCTAGATGATGTTGCCATGTTAATATTCTCTTTTTAAGTATTTATGCCCTCAAAAAGTACTACTATTTTCAGTTCATTACGGCGCTGTTGGTCGCTTGATCAAAAAATAAAGATATCTGAGTGGCTTGATTAAAGGGTGATACTGCTAATTCTACTTCAACTAGAATACCATTTTCTTGTGGGAATACAGAAATTGTATTCAATATGAGTCTAGGATCTTGATTGGCGACTCTACGGATTTCACTTTCTAGCTGACTAGTAACATCTGATGTATTGGGTTCAAAAATGAATGACCACAGTGTGGTGCCATATTCAGGATTGCCTACCTTTTCGCCCTGTTGTATATTAAGGGCATTGACTAAATCCTGAATTACTAATGGATTGTCTACTAATCTAAATTTTTTACCAGGAGAGGTTGATATCACTGTACTGCCCACACCCCCATCCACCCCCGAATTTAGGTCCGTGGTGCGGGGTTTGTTTGCGTTTACTGTGCTGAATCCAATGTATGTTGGCATAATTAGTATTTATGACAACCTATTTTGTTGGTATTTTGCGCTTTCGGTCACTGCTTTAATTCTCAATTCTTCGATTCTGGGATCTCCTTGAGGTAAAGTATTTTTAGCCTCTATATAAGAAGCATACGCGATTTCAGATTCTTTTTTCAATGATTCAGCTTTCTCAATATTTTCTACCTGTTGCTCAGCATTTAATCTTGCTATGCTAGATTGTAATCTTGCGTTTGAGGCACTGCGGTCTTGAGAAGAAACAGAATAATTTGGTGGAGGGATACTGGGATCATTCAGTGAGCTAGCTGTTGTTGCATCCAAACTTGCTCTGTCATTGGTATTTTCTGCTACCTGTGGCATTTTTATATTTGAATTTCCACCTGATCCAATTGAGCTAATTGCGGATTGTAATTGAGCCGATGATCCTGCGGATAAACCCTGTAGTGCGGTTTGTGCTAGATTGCCCTTGTTGGGTAAGCTACCCAAAATTTGAGCAGCACTACTAAGCCCACCAATTATTAATCCCTTTATATTTTCACCATTAACGGACGGTACATTATTGGTGGTAGAAGTTGATAGGTTCTTTACTTCATTTGAGGTCCCTGCCACACTGGCTGAATTTTTTGCTACCAAATTTCCTGAAGAATCAACCATCGCGTCAATTGCTTGCTGGCCGCCTGGTAAATTATTTACCCCACTACCATTTCTCGCACCATTACCCAGTTGATTCAATGTTATACCAGGTACCTTAGCTGCTAAATTATTGGCAGAGGTAGAAGTTCTTTCGGTCGATGCGTTCTTTTTGACCTCGTCCAGTGTATCTACTGGAACATTGGCAGCAAACGATTTAAAAGACGCAGTAATTGCTTTAAAGGCAGACTCCGACACAGACTTTGCGCTGTCTATTATGCCCTGTAATCCAGAAGAGTTTTTAATTCCTGATAATGACGTAGATATAGAAGACAGTCCACCAGTAACTTTATCAGTCAAATTTGCTGCCATATTGCCAGCAGAAATTGAATTAGCTAAATTGCTTCCTATACCCAATACATTTTTAACAGCAGTAAATCTATTCTGAAGATCACCTACGACATTTCCTGAAATAGATTTCATAACACCCACTACTTGAGTGACACCCACCTGAACTCCTGCTAATATTGTTCCCCCTATTTGATTTGGGGATTCGTTGCCTGTCATTACTCCCGCGGCTTGTAACGAAGTCTGAGTTTTTTGTAGGGCAGTAACTTGCGCGTCAGTTTGGGCTGATGAGTTGTTAATGAATTCGGATAAGTTTGATATCCCACGCTTATTAGTAAAAAACGCTGGATCGAATGCTTTATCCGGGGGCATTCCTGATTTTATATTAGCCATGATTTTTTCAGCAGTGCCTGGCTTCAGATATTCACCATCTTCCATTCGTTTGGGAGACATCGCAAAATTTCCTATGTATACGATTGATGACCCAGAATCCTGAACTACGGCTGTGCCTGTGTTTACTGCCTGTGCACCTGGTCCAGTAGCAGCAATTACAGCTTGTGCTGATAGCAATCCTGATGTAGTATTTTTATCTATACCATTACTGACCGGTATTGAGGGAGGGACAGTAGATATGGTAGTTACCGTAGGACCAGGCGAGGTATTTGTTGCGGCGGAAGAATTTGCTACTGCTATGGCATCAGATGCGGGCTTAGGTAAATTATCTTCAGCACTAAGTGTGGTTTTTACATTAACTCCCTGTCCTGCATTAGCCCAAGGAGCATGCGCTGGGGCACGACTAACTATACTTACCAATCTGCCAGGTGCCGCGGCGAAGCCCTTAACCGAGTCATATAATGTATCAGTATGTGTAAATGTTTTTAATGCAGCTACTACTTCTGGTACCGTAGATGCCTTTCCAGTATTTAAATTTATTTTCGTACCATTAACAAACATGGTGCCACCCGATGAGTAAGACCCCTCGCCCTCTGAGGACATGGCCATTGGACCATCGGCCTTAAATGTGTATTTTCCCATGGCATATCCCAAGAAGTCGGCCCCAGCTTTTACTTGTATATTTTTTTCACTATTAATTTTTATTGATTCGGCTTGAATACTTAGGTCTTTTTTTGCGTGGATATTGATATTATTATCTGCGTGGAGATTTAGATCGCCCTGAGTTCTAACATTTACCGAGTTAGTAGAATACATATCTATTGTACCCTCCTTACCCAATTCAATCCAACTTTGACCATTCGCGTGGATTATGTGTAGGCATTGCCCGCTATCGCTTAATAATATTTGGTGACCCAATGTGGTTCTAAGTCGTATTACTTTATCATTGCCTACTATATCACCATCATCCATGATAAAGGTATGCCCACCTCGCCTACCTATTATCTTTAATTTTTCGGGAGATTTTAAATCTAAATTATCAATAACAGTGTCGTCAGTAAATCCGCCTTCATATATTGGTCTTCCTGGAGTGCTTACACCAAACCCAACTCGGGATGGGGTTTCCCGCTGAGCATTCGTGGTTAAGGGGCCCCGTATAGTGTCTCTTATTAATCCTTGCTGAGCGTAAACCGCAGCGGAATAGCTGTGTATTGGCTTATTTGCGGTCAAGAATTCTGCTGTTTGCGCTATTGAATTGTCTTTGGGATTTATATTAGTAACTGGTAGCAGTAGTGCGCCCCCATAGCTTTCTGCTTCTTTAACATTGGCAATAATCTTGTTACTTGCTCCTATGGCAGGAACCATATGTAAGGCGTCTGGGTCAGGGACGCACCCAATCCAAAAGCCAAAATTAGGATCACCATTAATAAAAATACAAATTACTGTGGTTCCTATATCGGGTGGACTTGTCCACATGCCATACGAGTGGGGGTTGTTTTTGTAGTTACCATAACCTGTATTAGGTGGATTGCCATTTGTCCTACCATAAAACGGAGTCATATAACTAACCGTTACCCAACTACTGGAATTATCAGGTTGGCTTCCTGAAAAGTCTGATATATACACCCGCAATCTACCTGATCTGATGGGATCTATATTGTCCTTAACTACAGCAAACACGGGAACGGTGCGTATATTGGCATCACCAGAATCTGGTCTACTGGCCTTTGTAGAACCCCTAGGTTTAAAAAAGTCTTCCATTATTATGCTCCTGTCCAGTAGTTTCCAAACGGATTATTATCTGAGTCATCGTCCCTAACTGGATTGGGGTTAGTAGACGTCGTGGGTACTGGCCTTGACGCTCTGATAGCGTCGCCTGTCAATTGTGTGTTACTTTTTGCTGGAACTGTTCGTTGATTAGTACTAGCGGTAGTTGTTTGTGTAACTGCGGGTGTTGCGGGAGTAATTGGCGATACCACTACGCGCGATGAAGCTGTGGTAGAAGATCTAGACAATCGCGCAACCTCTGCTGAGTTTTGATTATCGGCTGTTTCTAAGGATTCTCTTCTCATAGGCAAGGTAGCAATATTACAATCCAAGTCTTGGGTAAACTTACCTCTAGAAAAATTACTTGTTACTTGTGTAACTAAATATACGACACCTTTTATCTTATCCGCTACATCTTTGGGATAGTCCCATAACAATATTTTGTCATTTACCTCTAACAATCCAGTAGCATTATCATAATCCCTTGCCTCATTAAACGAGATTTCAACGAATACTTGACCACCACTGGCATTGATAGTAGATCCTGGACCATAAAATTGATTATATACTTTTGATACGCTATTTGGTGTTTCTTGTATTAAAAAATCAGGATCCCCTAGTATAGATATCTTAGCCGTTGCTATTGCCGCAGGATCATACAAAGAAGTTCTGGTTGCATTTGCGGTTTCTCTGTTAACATTAGGATCGCCAGGTCTACTTTCATTCTGCCTTTTATTGAATGCCACAGTAGATTGCCCATCTTGGGTAGCAGTATTTTGATTACTAGCTTCTGGATCCTTTTTATCTTGCACCGTAAAGTAAGTGTTATTAAAGGTTTGTTCATAATTTATTATTTCACTATTCTGCCCCGTGAAATAATAATCATACCGTTTGCGAGGTCCATAGTATTTTGTAGTCTTTGGTATAAACGCTGCTCTAATTACGGGGGTTTTATAGGGAGTTATAATATATTTTATATCATACGAATAATCAGTCCTTGCCTCATCAAATTCTTTTACTTTTACTTCAGCACTTATATGATACCAACTTAGCTCTGTATTTTGTAATTGGGTGACTTCATTCTCGTTACCTATATTTTGGTTTGCTTGTAAATTTGCCTTGCGAATCACACTAAGAGCATTAGTCAAATAGTTACTTTGAGAAATAATGTCTTCAATTGCCTGTAAAATAGAAGTATCATTTTTAAGTTTGAACTGTCGGGTCACTAAGTTAGGTACGTTTGTTAATGACGTCGCTTCATTTACTTGCCCAATGTTTTCTGATATAGACATTGCTGATTTAATTTTACTCATATCTGCTTCGCTATAAAACTCCGCTTTTTGTAACGTTTCGATCTCATCACCATTACCTATAAATGCTACGCTGTATGTATTATCAATGTTTGCGTTTTTCGCTGTACTAGTTAAATTTTTCATCAGACTAGATAAAGCTTGATCTACGTTACTTGCGGATATTTCAACATTATTATCTATTCTACCGTGTTTAATACTAAACCCCACGTTTGAGCTAATGACATTGGCAGATATATTATATACAGTTGATCTACCATCTAACTTAAAATTCATTTTAGTAAGTTGGATATCATAAAATTGTTCATACAACTCACTTGATGGGACATCGGTGCTATTAATAGCTGATGATGGCTTAATTATATTTCCTTCAGAATCGTATCCCATAAACCTAATGCCCAAAACAAAAAACTGTTTTATCGCATTATTAAGGCTACTGTATCCAGCAATGCCCGACTTAGTTTTTTTTATGGTGTCTGATGCCAATTTTAATTGGGTAATCAACGAGAAACCATAAGGTTCTATTATTTTGAAATTTATTTCAGTAACTCCGGTTGCAGACTTAGTGGCGGGACCAGTCAGCATACTCCTAATCCTCAAGTCGTCTATGAAATAGTCTAAATCTAAATAAGGAGACCGATTTTCAATTTTGTTGACCCCTCCACTCTGAGCAACGATATAAACACCATTATTCTGTTGAGTATTTCTTGAGTTCAATGTTTGAACTGGCCCTATAGCATTTATATTGGTCCTGCCTGATTCCACAAAGGCATTATAAGCACCGGGACTTATCATATACAATGATAGTTGATATGTGTAACTTGAATATTTACCCAAGGGGTTGCGTAGTCTATCATCTATCGTAGTTGATTTATTACTAGAATTATTACCCGGGTTAGGCGGTTGAACACGGTCTTCATCTGCACCATTTAAATTAATATATTGGCGGTTTTGTTCCGAAGTAATTACACTTTCGGGTAAATTGGGTTCAGTTGCCATATTATAGTCCTAATGCTCTAACTAATGTATCTTGTTTTGGTATGTATATTCCCAGCCCCGCTACAAAATCAAAATATGGATCCTTCAATCTATTGGGATTTCGTTGAGCAAATACCCACCATAATTTGGGGTCGCTGTATAAGTCGTATGCTAGCAAATCAGGCCGGTATTCATGGACTTTTGAAATTTCCCAATAGATATCAGAATCTAACATGGGTATTGGTCTATTTGTCATTATGTCTAAGTATTTACCGGCTGTTATCTCTGTATAAAGATAAGGACTAGAAGATCCATAAATTTTATTTGATGTCATTACCAAATTCCTCCATTCTTGCCATTTTTACCACGATATATTTTACCAGAGGCGTAATCTCGCACACTAAAATTCTTACTTATATCATTTCGGGTGACTATAGGTAAAGCTTGTAATTGTATCATCATTTTAGTGGGAACGTAAGTAGGTTCAATATTTGTACCCACTGCGGTTTTCCATTGAGGGGGACCTTGAATTCCACCAGCTTTTAATACATTGGGTAATCTAACACTGCTGGCCGAAGAGTTGCTATTTGCTTGGCTCCCTCCAGGTTGTGGCATCGTTTTTTCATAATTTGATGCTCTGATATAGTCTACTCCATCGGGTAGGGTAAAATTAAAATTGGTAATCACTAAGGGATGTTTATCAAATTGAAATGCTCCCATGCCAGTCAGATAACATAATGGGGGAGGAGTTCCTGGCTTGGGATTTTGATCCGCACCATAAAACATTTTAGTTACTGACCTAAAAAAGTGTATGACTGCCAATAAATAATTTGCTTCTCCAGTATCCTGTGCGGTAAAATCGCAATTTATACTTATACTATCCACTCCACTTTGTTTATAACTGAATATTTTATAGTTACTGTGCGCCACATCAGTCGAGTCATAGCTAGCGGTATAGTTTACACTTATAGTGGGGACATAAGGGAAAATAACGCCATTGGTATTTTTAAGCGGTGCTAGAATACCTGGTTCAGCCGAATTATATAAATATCCGCCTTTTTCCGTGGCCAGTGATAATCTAACTCTCCAATCTGACAGTGTATTTTTATTTGCCGTGTCCTGTGCTGATTGTGCGGCCCCAGTGAGATTGCTAATTAATGATAGCCCTTGATTTGTATTTTTATTCTGAATGAATCCAGGAATATAATCTGGACTTACATATTGGTCGCCAAGCTCGCCCGCCTCCCATCCAGGATTTAAATTATTTAATTCGTCTCTAGAAGGACCATATGGATCTGTAAATTTAGGGGAAGGGCTGGCAATATTTTGTATTATTACAGGTGCCGCTAATTCTATATCGTCTGGTATTACAACTGTGGTGGGTTGCAGGGGACCATCAATTACTACTTCGAAATCTGGGTTACCAATTTCAGGAGTTGCTCTTACTGAACGATCAACTGTGGTTACCGTTGCCGTTTGAACTGGTTCTGGAATGGGTGGGGTTAGCTCATTATCTAATATCGAATTTGCTTGCTGTGTTAACTCATTGGCGGCGCTTTCATAACTTACGGTTTCGGTTGCCAGTGAATTTATTTTATTATTGGTTTGACTAATAGTTTGAGTCAACACAAGTTTTCTTTTCTCTAACATTATGATAGAGTTAGCAATTGCTTGTTGTCCCAAGGGCGTGGCGCCTGGAGAAGCCTGACCCAATGATACAATATCACTTTGAATTTTTCTCAATTCACTTTGCTGCTGTTGTAAAGTGATTTTTTCTTTGTCTAATTTAGCTTTGGCTGCCGTGGCTAATCCTTGCTGATTGGCAGCTTCTTTTCTTAGTTCATCGACGCTTTGTTGGGTCATGTAGTCTTCCGGCTAAATAGTACTATCTGTATTTAGCTTTTAAAAAAGTACCCAAAATCATCCTTAACCGTCATTCGCCTAAGTATTGACAAATGTAGTATATCATTGTATAATATAACCATAAAGGAAACTAAACCACATGTCATTATTAGCCCCAAGTAAACCAAAAAATTATTTGAATAACAAAGATATACTCAAAGAAATTCACGAAAGTAAAAATACTTATTGCTCATATGTGGATTCTACCTCGCATAGGTATGACTTTATCGTGGACTTGCCCCAAGAACCAGTTGAAAAGGGGCTTCAATATGCGGGGAAATCTGAAACTTTATTAGAAGCAAGAGAAAATAGGGCCAACAGGATTAATCAAGAGACCAACCAAAAACTAACAGCAGATGATATTCCGGTCACTGATTTAGTATTCAGAATAATGACATGGGATCATATTCCCGTAGCACCCAAACAACCAAGAAAAGTTACCAAAAAGAAAACAGCGAAAGATATTTTTGAGTTTGATAATGATACTGACGAAGCCTTTTCAGATTTAGAAGATGTTTCAACTAGAGATGAAATAGACGATATGGTGCATGTCAAAGTCAACTTCCCACCATTCCAACATTTTAAAATTGATGATAATAATACTTTCTATTGTATTGGCAAGTCACATTGGTTGGGCGATTTAGAGACGGGCGAGTTTTCAAAAGACCATGGCAATATAACTAATAAACTAGCAAAAATGTACATGATGCTATGTGAAAAATATGCCATGAAATATAATTGGCGTGGGTATTGTGTCGATGCCGAAACTCAAGCATTGACTGATACTGGCTGGGTCGATATTAATTCTATCACCACAAATCATACTATATTAAGCTATAATGGTACTAATCTAGCCTGGAGCGCAGTTAAATCAATTTATCGAGGAGACTTTTCTGGTAAAATGTTCAAGCTGTCATCCCGTGGAATTGATTCACTGATCACCCCAGGCCACAAAATTGTAACTAAAAACGGATTAGTGCCAATTGAATTATTAAAGCAATCAGACCAAGTTATAATCATGGCAGACTCCGTTGATGCTCCATCGCCCATCTATTCAGATAATTTAGTTGAACTGGTGGGATGGATTGTCGCTAATGGGCAATACGATCTGGATCAGTCTGGGATTAAGTCTATTACCATATACCAAAATCCTGGCGTTAAGGCTGACCGAATTAGAAATTGCCTTCAGCGGCTGGAGCTAAAATTTACTGAGGTCGCAGATAAAAACATCGCCTTCAGAATCGAGGAATCAGACAGCCAACATATTACCAAACTTATACCTAATAAAAATCTGACTATGGAATTTATTCTATCCCTGTCACAAGGGCAAAAGATTCTTCTGGTAGAAAATATGATAGATGGTGCCGGATGGCGACGTTGCGGGCGCCGCGGTTATACCGAGAAATCTCTATCTGGAATAGAAATGTTTCAGGCTCTATGTACTTTGTCTGGCATTAGGACTAGCACAGAGCCTGTAACAAATAGTATAAATTATGGAAAGTCAGTCGAATATTATAACGTGAATTTATATCATGATCGAGGGAATACCGCGCGCGGAGAATACATTGACCTTCACGGCGGTAAAAATTCTGGAAAATCCCATCCAGGCTTGGGTAAAATTACTCACCCCAACATACCAACTGAGCCATATGTTGGAAAAGTTTGGTGCCCAGAAACTGAATTTGGTTGTTTTATGGCGAAACGAAATGGTAAAATTTACCTTACAGGAAATACCTACAATGACGAAATGAAGGCTAGCGCTATTCTTCAACTTACATATGTAGGGTTACGCTTTAACGAGGCAAAGAGCGCTAATCCATTCGCCTACTACACTGCGGCGATTACTAATTCTTTTTGTCGAGTGCTAAATACTGAAAAGAAAAATCAAAACATTCGTGACGATATATTAGAAATGAACAACCTAGCTCCCTCGTGGTCTAGACAAGGTACTGGGGGTTCAGGTACATATGATGAGTGATTAATGAGTGAACTATTAAGATTAGCTAACCTAAAACGACTTACTCCCAAAGACTTAGAATCTTCGGTGTTGGCTGATGTTTTTCAACAAATTAAATTATCACTGGGAATATCAAAACCAAGACAAATATTGAGTCATGCTATTAGTGGGTTGGGTTCTATTCCAAAATGTCCATGTGGCTCTACTTTATCTTGGTCTGATGATCATAGAAGATATCGAGTATATTGTAGCAATGCCTGTACCGCAACCTATTCAGTTGCTGCCAAAAAAGAAAAAAATAAAGAGTTATATGGCGTAGAATGGCATAGCCAACGTGCTGATTGGCTATCCAAAATGCGATCTACCAGTTTAAAGAAATACGGCACTGAGCATTATAGCAAAACACCTGAGCACAAGGAACGGACAAAAAAGAGTAATCAACGAAAATTTAATGTTGATTATCCCGCACAATCACCGCAAATACAAGTTAAAATGAAGAATACTTGTACTGAACGATATGGTGTAGATAACCCCGCCAAGGTACAAGAAATCGCAGATCGGATTAAAGGTACATGCTTAGAAAAATATGGTGTGAGCAATCCAGCGCAAAAAAATTATTCACCGGAGGCAATCCATTTCTTAGAGGACGATGAGTTTTTTAAAACAGAATTAGATAGTTTTTCAGTGATTGACCTTTCTAAAAAATATGATATCTCAGTTAAACCTATATACGACAAAGTAAACTTTCTTGGTATCAAACTAACGCATAGGGTCTCTAGTTCATTTGAGGTAGAAGTCACTGCCTTCATTTCATCTTTGTACCCGGATGAGGTTTTGACGAATGATTGGACTATATTGAAAGACAAACAATTAGACATTTTGTTACCCAAATTGAGTCTAGCATTCGAGTGTAATGGTACATACTGGCACACTGAATTGTTGGGTAGAGGCAACAAATATCACTTATCCAAAACAGCTAGGTGTAGGGAAAACAACATTACTCTCGTCCATATCTGGGAGCATGATTGGTATCAAAAAAATGACATTATGAAGTCTATGATTGCCAGTCGAGTGAACCATGTCTCGGTGAAGATACCAGCTAGAAAAACCCAAATCAAAGAGATCAGTCAACCAGATGCTGCCGTATTTTTTAAAAATAACCATTTACAAGGTAGAACATACCAAGCAGCAGTGAACCTGGGGTTATATTTTGCTGGGGAACTAGTTTCTGTCATGTCTTTTGGCTCTAATCGCTTCACTTCAAAGTATCAATGGGAATTGTTGCGGTTCGCAAATAAAATAAATACTACTGTAGTAGGAGGAGCTAGTAAATTATTCAAAAATTTCTTGGAGCATCACAGTCCCGAATCAATAGTATCCTTTTCTGACAAAATGCATTCAACTGGGAAAATGTATGCCATCTTGGGATTTACTCATATGGGTACTAGTAAACCTGGCTACAAATATACAAAAAACTATACCGATGTGTTCAACCGGCAGAAATTTCAGAAACACAAATTAAAAAAATCACTGCCCATTTTTGATAGTTCTCTATCCGAAGCAGCCAATATGTTAAACAATGGATACACCCGTTTGTGGGATTGTGGACATGATGTATTTGTTTGGAGCAAAGTACCCAACATCACTCAGGGCAAATAACTTCTTTACTTTCACCTACTAATAATATAAAATAGAATCTATGGCAAATTTATTCAAAAAAGCAGCGGTTATGACTGACCTCCACATAGGACTCAAGTCAAATAGTGTAGTCCATAACGAAGACTGTTTAAACTTCGTGACTTGGTTTGTTGATAAGGCAAAGAAAGAACAGTGCGAAATAGCCATAATATGTGGTGATTGGCACAATCATAGAGCCAATATCAATATACATAGCTTACATTATTCAATGCGTTGTTTGGAATTGTTAAACAACAACTTTTCACAAGTATTTTTTATAACAGGTAACCATGATTTATATTACCGAGAAAATAGGAATATACACAGTGTTGGATGGGCAGATTATTTACCCAATGTAACGGTGATTAATGATATTCTCTCGGTCGGTGATGTTACCTTTTGTCCATGGCTAGTGGGCGATGAGGCAAACAGAGTTAAAAAAATAAAATCTACTTATATATTTGGGCATTTTGAATTGGGCAATTTTTATATGAATGCTCAGGTTCTAATGCCAGAACATGATGGGTTGTTAAAAATTGATGATTTTGGTAATACAGGTACAGTGTTTTCTGGTCACTTCCACAAGAGACAATCTATAAAAAATATTTGGTATATTGGGAATGCTTTCCCACATAATTATTCCGATGCTGGTGATGACGCCAGAGGAATGATGATATTGGAATGGGGGCAAAATCCCGAATTTCATTCTTGGCCCAATCAACCTAAATTTAGAGTACACAAACTAAGCTCCGTATTAGAAAATCCCAAAGGCTTGCTGCTACCTGATAGCCACGTAAGGGTACACTTAGATATTGATGTAAGTTATGAAGAAGCCAATTTCTTACGTGAAACTTTTATACCCGAATACAACCTCAGAGAAATGACATTGTTACCTATTAAAATTGATCAAGCTGGGCAAGATCCAGTAACTGGACTTAAGTTTGAAAGTGTAGATCAGATGGTAATAGAAAGCATTAACGCTATTGAGAGCGAGGGGTTCGACAAACAGTATCTCTTATCTATCTATAATAACTTGTGATTTTAATTCCCAACCAACAATATACATGCTAATACTCAAAAATATAACTCTTAAAAATTTCCTTTCCATAGGTGCAGTTTGTCAAGAAGTAAATTTTGACAGGCACGATCTCACGCTTATTTTGGGTGATAACCAAGACTTAGGTGGCGGCGCCTCAAAAAATGGTGTAGGGAAAACTGCGTTGGTACAGGCCCTTAGTTATGCTTTGTTTGGTGTTCCAATCAACAATATTCGCAAAGACAATTTAGTAAATAGAACCAACGGCAAGAACATGGTGGTTACATTAGAATTTTCAGTCAGTGGGGTTGAATACAAAATTGAACGGGGTCGAAAACCCAATATTCTAAAATTTTATGTTAACGATGTTCAGCAGAAAATTCAGGATGACGCTCAGGGAGAAAACAAGGAAACTCAGGCTGCGATTGAAAAAATCATAAACATGTCTATCGATATGTTCAAGCAAATTGTAGCATTAAATACATATTCGGAACCCTTTTTAGCTTTACGAAACAATGAACAGCGAATAATCATAGAACAGCTATTGGGTATAACATTACTTACTGAAAAGGCAGAAGTTGTCAAAAATTTGATCCGTGAGTCCAAGGATAGCCTTCAGCAAGAAGAATTCAATATAAGAGCAATCGAAGAAGCCAATAAGCGTGTAAAAGAACAAATCGACAGTTTTAAGCGTCGGCAAAAGCTTTGGCTAGCAAAGCACGACGAAGATTTACTAAAACTAGTTACAGAATATGATGGCTTAAGTAAAATTAATATCAATCTTGAATTATTGGCGCACAAAGAATTAACTATTTGGAGCCAGAATAAAGAAAAATTGGACCGGTATAATTCATTGTTGGGAAGGCAAGCTGCTTGGAAACAAAAACAAGATACAGAATTGCGCGAACTAAACACACAATTGCTTAAACTAAACTTCTATAACATAGAAGATGAGATATTAGCACATAAGAATTTAGTCGTGTATAATGAAAAAGTCAAAGAAAGTGAGGAACTAAAGTCCAATATAGCACAACTTAGAAAAGAACTAGCTAAAGAAAACACCAACTGGACTAAATTAGATACTGAGGTTAAAACTTTAAAAGACCATAAATGTTACGCTTGTAACCAAGAGTTACATGACGAGGAACATGCTATGGTATTGAATAAAAAATTAAAAGACTTAGAAGAAAGCAAAAAGGCAAAAGATAAGTTATATTCCGATCTAGCGTTATTAGAATCTACTACTATATTTGTACCCACTAAGCCCAACACCTTATATAAAACTGAGGCCGAAGCCATTCGTCATAGCAGTGAAATAGATAACATAAAGCAACAAATATCAGCTAACGAATTGGAAGTTGATCCATACGCTGAGCAATTAGTTGAAAATAATGTAGAATTGGGCGTTCAACCCAAAACACATTATGATACTGAGCAAGAGGCAGTTAAGCATAGCAGTAGAATAGAATCATTATTGGGTCAGATTACCAATAAAAATGACGAATCAGACCCTTATGCTGAGCAAATTTTGGAAATGGAGGCTAGGGCGCTACAAGAAATAAGCTTTGATAAAATCAATGCCCTTACTAAAAAAATGGAACACCTAAAGTTTCTATTTGAAATGCTAACAAGTAAAGATAGCTTTCTCCGTAAAAAAATTATTGATCAAAATCTTAGTTACCTAAACATTAGACTAACTCATTATCTAGATAAGATTGGATTACCCCATCAAGTAATTTTTAAAAATGACTTACAAGTTGAAATTACTGAATTGGGTAGAGAAATGGACTTTCATAATTTGTCCAGAGGGGAAATGAACCGGCTTATCCTAGCCCTAAGTTTTGCTTTCCGTGATGTATGGGAGAATTTATACATGCCCATAAATACTCTATTCGTAGATGAATTAATCGATTCTGGATTGGATACTCTAGGTGTAGAAAATGCCATCGCTATTTTGAAAGATATGTATCGTGTGAGACAAAAATCAATTTGGTTGATCAGCCATCGTGAAGAACTTTCAGGCAGAGTACCCAGTATTCTTAAGGTTGTGAAAGTGGGCGGATTCACTAGTTTTAATCACTCGGAAATCTAAATTAAATTTTTTGTGCTATTCTAAGGTATATAAATATGATCATGCCATCTAAATCTAAAAATAAAGGAAGCTCATTTGAAAGGGAAGTCGCTACTTTTCTCTCAAAGCTATATAACGACAGTTTCGTCCGCGCACCAGGTTCTGGAGCATATGTGGGCGGATCTAATTCACGAAGAAAAGATTTTCTAAGTGAGGCGCAAATTAAATCCTTTAAGGGGGATATTGTCCCACCTGATTCTTGGATTAAATTCAATGCTGAGGCCAAAAGTTATGCCAATTTTCCTTTCCATCTACTGTACACAGGAGATTGTAAGGTATTAGATAATTGGTTAGGTCAAATGATGGAAGTCGCTGAATCAAGTGACGTAAATATTCTAGTCATGAAGTTTAACAGGAAAGGTAAGTTTGTAGCAGTACAAAGCAGTTTGACGTGGATCACTGATAATTTCACTTATTATTCATCTAAATCATATGGTGATTGGGTTATTATTGAATTTGAACAATTTTTTAAATTGAACAAAGACTTACTAAAAACTTATTCTTCCGTTGCAACAATCGATATCACTGAGGAAGAATCAACAGATCAGTGAGTATCAAAGATCAATATGATTAATCATCCTGGGCATACCCAAGAGTTGATAGTATATTGGTTTTGACATAAGCAAAGGGTTGCGTTAGATTTAACAAGCCTATGAATTGCCTAGCGGTCCAATGAGTTTATGCAAATAGACATTCATGGACACGGTAGTCTGAATTTGTTTATGGGACGCGGGGTTAACGCCCTCGTGAGTGCTGTTTGGTCGGGGATCCTCGACTCTCCTTGAGCCAGCCGAGGTAAGGCTCGTCGCCGGCGGATCTGGAGTTAGGATGATTGAATACAATCATCGAATACCGACAGGGCACTCGACATAGATTGCGAACCCTGAACAAGCCTATAACTATCCTGTCTTGATGTTATAGGATGTGCGTTGCGGATGTGGACGGGAGTCCGCTATATAGAAGAACCCGATACTATATAGCACCTATTGATTTAATAGGGATGAACCTGTCCTTTCATGGATTGTTATATAAGTAGTGACCAAGTTGAACTTGGTCGGCCAAGTTGAACTTGGTTTTGGTCAAGGTGACTTGGCTTCTCAATCTGCATCAACTACGGCCCAGTAATACCTTACCGAGCAACCGGTGGCGGTCGATGGCGAAAAAATGGCTAATCACTGTGGGAAAGACAGCAGAAGGATGACGGTCCCGGATAACCCGGAAGTAAATCCCTGGTAGTGCTTTCCGGCACTACCATGGACTCTAATCTGGATGATGATTACGCCCCTGAGGCGTGCAGCACAGGAGTGCTAGGTTTAGTGTTAAAGACAATTGGATTAGCTCTTTATAGTTAAAAAGAATACCAAATTTGCTATAAGAGCGCAAGCGCAGTGAAGCGCTCTGGTGCGCGAAAGCGCAATAGCAAATTTAAGGTATAGATGATCGGTAGATCATCTTGATATCACAGTAATCTTTAGAATAAGTAAGATAGATAGGATATACAAATTTGTTGGTTTAATGAATATCCATGGCCATTGTAAACAAAACTCTAATATTACCAGCCCATAAATAACTCCATGGCTTAATAGCCATGAATATGGGGAGCACTCTCCCCATATTAGTTACATCTGATTTTTAGACTAATGTGTGATTAGAAAAATGGCATCTTAGTAGCTTTTGCCGTTTCCAAATTCGATTCAATCAGTTCTTTAATGTGCTGCCTTTCCTGCCAGGACATGTTTAGGATGTCATTATAAGAAGCTCCGCCTCTCATATACCATGAAAAACTGAATGCTTGTTTTTTGATCTCCACGCATTCTGTTTCCATATCTTTTATAAGCTTTGCTACTCCCTCATGGTCGAGATGTAGAAGCCTTAACCGAAAAAATCGGTTGCGTTTATCACCACCTCTTGGTCATACTTATTACTACATCCTGGGCAAACAACCTTTAAGGGTTTTATCGTGGTGGAATTTTTTAGCTCTGCGTTATAATCTCTTATGGATGTAAAAGTCTTTTTGTCACAATTTCTTAAGTATTCTAATATGTAATTCGAATCTGTTACGGATTCACTCTCAGTTTCAATGTACTCAATAGTTGTACTTAATATTTTCATTGTAAGCTCAGTGATCATTTTCAATGCTTCTTGACTTTTTTCAATTTTGATCTTATCATTTGTTTCGTTTTCAATTTGACTAAAGATTTTTTGAACTTCAAATTGGTTAAGATTTACCGCATTCATTTCTTTGTACTTAAGTGGTCTAAATTTTATCTTTAGTCCATTTATCTCTAATAGAACACTATAATCAGCAGCATTCATACCAGACAATAACGAAATTAAATTCACATTGTATGTTGCGATTTCCTCACATTTAGTACATTTCGATTGGATCTCATAGTCGTTGCCTTGAGTCGCTGTTTTAATACCTACTAATATGGTATCAAAGTCTACACTAGTTATTTCATACGGATTTTTAATATTAGGTACGCAACTCTTAATTAGCTCTGATATAGCATCTCCGTTGAATAATGCATCAGGTGTTTTCGTAGTGATTTCATCAATGGCAGTCATGGGATATATAGGCAATTCACCATTTTTTGGTAAGTCTAATACATCGGGTCCATAGCCAGTGCCACCGCTGGGTAATTTTAGATAAATCGATGGTCTTCTAAAATATTGTCGTAGTGGGTTATTTGGATCTGACATAAAAATTCCTTAAAGTGAAATATGTGGTAAAATTATAACTAAATACATTATGTATTTAGTGGACAAATCCCATGGCTGAATTTAATGAAGAAACGGTTAGAGAATTAGATGCTAGCATCCGTGAACTAACGGGAGTTATGCAATCCTCTATGGGTATCACTGGATCTTCGATGAGCAATCAAAAAGATTTCAGTAAAGCATTAGGTAATGCTTCATCATCGGCGTCAGTATTAAGTACCCGCAATAAAGAAGTTGCAACTTCTGCAACCAATGTCAGCACAGCAAACAAGATGGCAGCAGAGGCTGCGTACACAGTAGGCAAATCATTATCAATACTGGGTACAGCTACTAAAGAAAGTAAAGATGCTTTAGCTACATTGGGTAAAACTATGTTGGATACCCGTGAGGGTATGTCCAAATATAATGCTGCATTAAATCAAGCAGCAAGTGCAGCAGCGACTGGGTTGTCAGCTTTTGGACCTTTGGGTAAAGTTGTAGGATTATTATTAAAACCATTGACGATGTTAGTGGAACAAGCATTTGCATTTCAAGATAATTTGTTTATCGCTAAAGACGAATTAGCTAAATTTGGTGCTGTGGGACAACTTACTACTCTTGAAATTCAAAAAATGGGAGAAGCCTCAGGCTTTTCTACATTTGAAATAGAAAAGTATACTAAGATGGTTACCAAAGCTGGCGTAGGCCTAGCGGGATTGGGAGGTTCAGTAAGTCAAGGTGTAGTAGAGTTTACAAAATTAACTAAGATCACTGACGAAGAACAACGCAGATTGTTATCGTTGGGCGTTACAATCGATGATTTCGTTGAAAACACTGCTGATTTTGTTAGATTACAAACAATGTCAGGTAGAATGATTACTGAAGAAATGAAAACTAGCGGGTATCTACAACGATCAGCAAAAGAATATACTGAAAATTTATTAGTACTGAGTGCATTATCGGGTGAGAGTGTACAAGAACAAAAACAAAAACAATTGCAATTGGCGCAAGAAAGAGAATCACAAATAGCTGATTTGGCGACCACTAATAAAATTAGAGAGTTAGAAAAGGGCAATGCTGCTGATCGGCAAGAAGCAGCTAGATTACAAAAGAAATTGGATTTAGAAAGATCGGTCATCCAATTCACTTCAGCCACACTGGGTATGGATGCTGCCAAATCATTACAGCATTTTTTGAAAACCGGCGTGTATACCCCAGAAACAATGAAAATCATGCGTAATACGGGTATGACATTAGAAGAATTGCGATCTGCATTCGAAAGAGGTGAAGATGTTGGTGTAAAATTCGTAGAGGGCTTGGCTAAAGCGGACCTGCAACTGATAGAAAGTCAGGGCCTTGCATTGCAGCTTAGCAAAGAATATAGTGAGGGTATGGGACTTAACAGCGAACGATTGGCTAAATTAGCTGTATTAAACGATAAGTCAATTGAAGAAACTAAAAAGGAAATTGAAGCAAAGGTAAAAGCAGGATTAGGGAATGACGAAGCGGAACAGAATAGAAAAAAGGCCCTAGAAAATGAGAAAAAATTTAGGGAAAGTATAGATGGATTTTCAAAATCACTGCAGTCATTTATACCTACATTTAACCAATTTACAACAATAATGACGGGTTTTGTAGAAAAATTAAGTAAAGTGGACTGGAAGAAAACAATTGATGATATGATTAACGGTTTTAAAACCCTGGTAGGGTATTTTAATAATATAAAAGATGTGATGACTGCGCCCGGCCGCGCCGGCGAGTTTTTAGGAGGCAAAGCAGCCGATATAAAAGATTATATTACTGGTGCGCCACACAGTGGCGGCTTGGGTAACATATTGGGATTTGGTAGCAATTCACAAGGATCACAGGCACCAGGACAACGTATGGCATCTAACGGTTCGGAGTCAGCATTATTAAATCTAATTGCTAGTAAAGAAAGTGGGGGAGATTATAATGTTCTTGTGGGTGGGAAAAAGGAAAATCTAACAGGAATGACGGTTAAAGATGTACTTGCCTTCCAAGAAAAAATGCCTGGAATGGGGTTTGAATCTACTGCTGTAGGTAAATATCAAATAATAAAAAAAACTCTAGAGGCAACAATGAAACGCGCAGGAGTGGGACCTGATGATTTATTCAACGAATCTACCCAAGAAAAATTAGGTCGCGCCCTATTAGAGAAAAGAGGGTACTCAGCTTACATGAGTAAAAAAATAACTCCAGACCAGTTTGCGGATAATCTTGCACAGGAGTGGGCAGCATTGCCCACTAGCACAGGTAAGAGCCATTATGATAAAGTAGGATCGAACAAATCTCTAATTAGCCGGCAACAGTTAATGGAAGCATTGCCTAGGGCTAGTCTGGGGGGTTCTTTTTCAGGGCCAAACTCAGGATACCCAGTAATGCTTCATGGAGCAGAAACAGTTGTACCAACACCTAACCCAAGTACTAGCTTAATTAAAATAGAGGGCGATGCCGCCGCCAATAAAATAACTTCAGCTATGACAGGAATGAATGGCGATGCTCTTAGAAGTATTATGGAAGAATTATACTCAATGATGGAATATAAGTTAACAGAAATGGTAGATAAACTGTCAACCAGCAATGATCTTCAAGATAAATTATTAAGAGTCCAAAGTTAAAATATTGATGCCAAGGTGAAAGCATAAATAGTTGATGAGGGAAGAGCTATTAAAAATTTGTGGATCGCGCCCAATAGTGGGTATACCCAGGTGGATTAAAGCTGCCCGACCACAGCTTTTTGAAAAAATTCAAGAAGAAACACGAGATTACCCCACAAAAAATTTCATGGAGCAAGTATACATTATCATTAATGGAGCACCACCCAAATGTAAATGTGGTAACTATCGGGTATTCAATACCTTTATATTGGGATATCGAATTGGGTGTGTATTAGGCAATGCCTGTTTAGATGTAAGTGAAAATCGGACGGAAAAGCAAAAAATAACTCTACTTAGAAAATTTGGTGTATCAAACGCAGCAAAATTAGAAATAGTCCAACAAAAAATAAAAGAAACCAATTTACAAAAATATGGCACAGCACACCATAGTCAAAATGCTCTAGTGAAGGAAAAATCCAGACTCACTCGAAATTCAAGAACACCTGAACAAAAAGAAAAAACAAAAGAAAGGGCAAGAAATACAAATTTGAAGAAATATGATGTCCCACATCACATGAACATGAAAGCTCAGCAGCAAAAATTAATAAACACCAATCTATTAAAGTATGGCGTTGAATTTCCACTTCAAAACCCCGTGTCATTAGCCAAGATGAAAACTTCTTGGGAAAAAAATGATATAGCTCAAGTTAACTCTAACAGAAAACAAACCTTAATAGAAAAATATGGGGTAGATGCTGCCAGTAAAATTTCCTTACCAGAATCCACTATTAAAATTTTGGCATCAGCCCATGATTTTCGAGCATTCGTCGAGGGCAAAGAACGTAAACAGGTAATGGACACATTAAAAATTCACGAACATACTCTGTACCTCTATGCTAAAAAGTACGATGCTAGACATTTATTCAAGCGCCCGCTTACCAGTCAATTTGAAATTGAAGTAGCCAACTTTTTAACTACACTAGAAGTCGATTTTATTCAAAATAATAGGGCTGTCATAGCACCTTTGGAACTTGATTTTTACATTCCCATGTCTAACTTAGCAATAGAATGTTGTGGGCTATATTGGCACAGTGAAAATTCGTCAGGTCGAAACAGAAACTATCATCATACTAAGTATAAAAAGTGTGCTGATTTAGGGATAAATCTGCTAACTATCTTTGAAGACGACTGGCAAAATAAAAAAGAAAAGATTCAAAATAGAATTAAACTGAGTGTAGAAAAGTCTAAAACTTACGTGTACGCTAGAAAAACAATAGTGAAAGAAATTGATTCCCCTACTGCTAAATACTTCACTGATGAGTATCATATCCAATCTAGTTCGCCAGCTAAAATTTCATTAGGTCTTTATCACGAGGACCAATTGATTTCAGTAATGACTTTCAACAAAGCTAGGTACAATAAGAAGTATGACTATGAAATTGTTAGGTATTGCTCCAACAAAAACATTGTGGGTGGGTCCAGTAAATTACTGAAATTTTTTGTAGACAAATACTCTCCAAAAAATATCATTTCGTACAACGACAATAGGTATTTCACTGGTAAGGTGTATGAAACATTAGGTTTCACTCAGCAAAAGACTAACGTGGGTTATTGCTACACTGACTATAAAAAACGATTTGATCGATTAAATTTTCAAAAACACAAATTAGTAGAACAAGGACACGACAACAGTAAATCAGAGTGGAATATCATGCAGGAATTAGGCTTTGACCGTATATGGGACTGTGGACAAACTACTTGGGCATTGCATCTTCGAGACTAAATAACATCATGACATATAAAAAGCGTTTTCTAAATAAAAGTGGTATTTCTAGCCCTATTTCTGGCGTCAATAGTAATACTGGCGCTTGGAATGGGTCACCTGGCCAAAATGGGTCATCTACCGGTGGTTGGAATAATCAAGAGTTTGGTTATAAAAATTACATGAGTAATTTACCTGAAGTATACACTGGGCATCCTAATCGAATTGAGCGCTATAATCAATATGAAATGATGGATGTTGACGCTGAGATTAATGCTTGTTTAGATATTATTGCTGAATTTAGCACCCAAGAGAATGAACATAATAACACTCCATTTGATTTATCGTACAAAGAAGATCCTACTCCACACGAAGTAGAAATACTAAAGCAACAAATACAGCAATGGTGTAAATTAAATGAATTCGACCAGCGCATATTCAAAATATTCAGAAATACACTAAAGTATGGCGATCAAGTATTTGTTAGAGACCCAGAAAATTTTAAGCTTTATTGGATAGACATGACTAAGGTCATTAAAGTCATAGTTAATGAAAGTGAGGGTAAAAAGCCAGAACAGTATGTAATTAAAGACATCAATATTAATTTACAAAATTTGTCAGCAGCCCAGAAGACTAATACCGACTTTGCCTCGAATCCAGCTACAGGATCGGGCGGGACAGGAGGGGGTTCACCATCTTCAGGCTATACTGTACCCGCTATGCCGTATAATACAACAGGTAGTAGATTTACTTTAGGTCAAACTGAAAGTGCGATTGATGCCAAACATGTGGTCCACATGAGCTTGACTGAAGGATTGGATAGATTTTGGCCTTTTGGACAATCTATATTAGAAAATGTCTTTAAGGTATACAAACAAAAAGAACTTCTTGAAGATGCTGTGTTAATTTATCGTGTTCAACGTGCCCCAGAACGAAGAATGTTCAAGATTGATGTGGGTAATATGCCCTCTCATATGGCTATGGCATTCGTGGAACGGATTAAAAATGAAATCCATCAGCGTAGAATACCATCATCACAGGGTGGACAAAGTATGTTAGATGCCACATACTCGCCTCTTGGAATGAATGAAGATTACTTCTTTCCCGTGACCGCTGATGGTCGAGGAAGTAGCGTAGAAGTTTTACCGGGTGGGCAAAATTTGGGGGAAATTGATGACCTCCGCTACTTCAATAACAGATTGGCGAGGGGTCTTCGCGTACCTAGCTCTTATTTACCCACGGGCCCAGATGATAATAATACACCCCTTAGCGACGGTCGTGTAGGTACAGCCATGATTCAGGAATTTAGATTTAACAAATACTGTGAAAGATTACAAGCATATATTAGTCACAAATTAGACGAAGAATTTAAATTATTTTTGCGATGGAGGGGGTTCAATATTGATAGTGGATTGTTTACATTAAAATTTAATCCACCTCAAAATTTTGCTGCTTACCGCCAAAGTGAATTGGATACCGCTAGGGTCAACACATTCAGTTCGATGGAAGCATATCCTTATATTTCGAAACGTTTTGCGCTAGAACGATTTTTAGGATTGACTGAGGATGATATAAAAAAGAATGAAAAGCTTTGGCGTGAAGAACAAAACAAAGATAAAATTAATGAACCCAAGGGTTCTGATATCCGTAATATTGGAGTAAGTGTGGGGGACATACAAACTGATCAAGACTTGGCGTCAGAATTGGAATCTCCTGAGGGTGAAGCCTCTGATATGGAAGTAGCACCTCCTGTAGCGGGAGGCGCACCCGGAACAGAACCAGCGCCACAAGCTGCGCCCGGCCAAATTTAATTGAGGTTGGATTTTGACATGGACGATAAATAAAGTAATGCGCCTATTTGAAATGTTTTCCCCTCCAATTTCAGGTTACCAAGATGTCGATTCCGACAACTCCGTCCCACGCTGGAAAGAAAATCGCAAAACTAAACTAACATTAAAGCAAATTAGAAAATTGCGAAAAATGTTAGATGTTAGATCATATGAAAGGCAACAACACCTCAATAAAGTCCATGAACAATATGGCGCGGCATCTGCTGAGCAAGCAGCAATGCCTACTATGTGATCTTCGCAAAGAAGATCGTTACTTTTGCCTAAAAGCGTAAAAAACTACGCTTATATAGCACTTTTACCTCGTATAGTCTAAATAACTATTAAGAAGCCATTTAATTCAGGAGAAATGTACATGGACAATAAAAAATTCGAACAACTTATTGAATTAATTATCAATGAGGATGAAGATCAAGCCCGCTCACTATTTCATGATATCGTGGTTGAAAAATCGCGTGAGATTTACGAATCAATGATGGATGATGAAATGGAAGAAGGTATGGGTGGTCAAGTGGGCGATCTACTTGATGACATTACCGCAGAGGAACAGGGCATGACCGAAGATGATGAATCTGAAGACGACTTAGACATTGAGATGGATGACGAAGTTGAAATGAGTCCTGAAGATGAACCTGAAGAAATGGGCGGTGAAGAAGAATTGGAAGATCGAGTAGTAGACCTAGAAGATAAATTAGATCAGCTAATGGCTGAATTTGAAGATATCATGGGTGGTGAAGATGAAGAAGGCGAAGACATGGACATGGATATGGACGCCGACGAAGAAGGCGATATGGATATGGATTCAATGAGCGACGAAGAAGTTATGGAAGCTGTACAGCTACAAAAAGTTTCGTTGACTTCGGGTGACAATGGTAATCAAACAAAAAGTTCTGCCCCACAAAACAGTGGACAGGCAGGTATGGATAGTAGACCAGTGAAGTTTTCAGGTTTCGCTGAAACTGACCCAAAAGGACCAAAAGGTGCAACAAATGCATATGCTAAGGGTGAAACACAGGTCAAGGGTGCAGGGCAATTCAAAAATGCTCCTGGACATAAATCACAAGATTTAGCGTCAGCACCAAAGCCAAAGTTGGATGATGATGGTGCTAATACCAAGAGCCCCGTAGCTGAGTCACGCAGAATTACTAAGAAGCGTATCTAAGGGAACCTGAGAACAATGGCTTTGTATCTTCGGGAAAATCTAACATTCGACCGCGCGAATATGGTGGTCGAATCGTTAGATGACGGTGATGGAAAATCTCTTTATATGAAAGGGATTTTTATCCAAGGCGCGGTAAAAAACGCCAATGATCGAATTTACCCAGTTAACGAAATAAATATGGCTGTAGAGTCCCTCAATAAACAAATATCTGAGGGGTTTTCAGTAATGGGCGAAGTAGATCATCCGGATGATTTGAAGATTAATTTAGAGCGTGTATCACATATCATAACATCAATGTGGATGGATGGCCAAAATGGTTTTGGAAAATTAAAACTGTTGCCAACTCCCATGGGATTGTTAGTCAAAACAATGTTAGAGAGTGGCGTGAAGCTAGGAGTATCTAGCCGAGGCAGCGGCAATGTTAACGATATGGACGGCCGTGTTAGCGACTTTGAAATAGTTACTGTGGATATTGTTGCTCAACCCTCAGCACCTCAGGCTTACCCTAAGGCTATTTATGAAGGTATGATGGCTATGAAATATGGACACAAAACTTTACAGATAGCAAAAGAAGCTCAAGGTAATAAAAAAGTAGAAAAATTCTTTAAAGAGGAAGTAACGCGCCTTATTAAGGATCTCAAAATAAAATGACTGTATCATATAATAAGTTAAGAATATATTTGGGCAAACATAGTGTTTGCCAAATAGTAAAACCAAGGGTCTTTTTAGGAAAATACCACATCCGTAGTTTAATATCAAAAAGGTCTTTAGTTAAGTCAGGTGAAACGGGTATCATATCACCTAAGGGAAATCAGTGTCACGCCTCGTTTGATAAAGTCATTAACAATTGTGCTGATACAACAACAAATTGTTGGTGCAAGAATCAAACAACTGGTTGGATGATACAAAAGAAAAAAATAACAGGAGTAAATAATGTTTGATACATTAAAACCGTTACTTGAAAACGGACTCATCAACGAAGAAATCAGTACACAGTTAAATGAAGTCTGGGAACAAAAGTTGACTGAAGCCCGCGAACAAGTCCGTGCGGAACTAAGAGAAGAGTTTGCTCAAAAATATGAGCATGATCGTACAATAATGGTTGAAGCTCTAGATAAGATGGTAACACAAACTTTACAGACTGAAATTGAAGAATTTCATGCTGAAAAACAAGCAATAAGTGAAGACCGCGTCCAATCTAAAATAAAATTGCGAGAGAGTGCAACAAAATTTAACGAATTCATGGTTACAAAATTAGCCGAAGAAATCAAAGAATTGCGCTCAGACCGTAAAATTCAAAAAGAAAGTCAACAAAAACTAGAACAATTTATTGTTCACGCATTAGCTCGTGAAATCAAAGAATTTTCACAAGATAAAAGAGCAGTTGTTGAGGCAAAAGTCAAATTGGTTGCTGAAGGTCGTAAACAACTTGAAACGCTTAAAGCAAAATTTGTTGCTGAAAGTGCCAAAAGAATGAATAGCGTAGTTACCACTCATCTAAAGGGCGAGTTAAACCAATTGAAAGAAGATATCAAAGTTGCTCGTGAGAACAATTTTGGTCGTAGACTATTTGAAGCATTTGCTGGTGAATTTTCATCTACTCATCTTAACGAGAAGGCTGAAACTCGTAATTTATTACAAGTATTGGCAAGCAAAGACCAACAATTAGTCGAAGCTAAACAAATGATCGATCAAACAAGAAAATTGGTCGAAACAAAGGACCGTGAAGTTCGGATTATCAAAGAGTCTACTCAACGTGAAAGGGTAATGGGGGAACTATTATCTACGTTGAACGTGGAAAAGGCCGGTGTTATGAAGAATTTATTAGAAAGCGTGCAAACACCTAGATTGCAAGCCGCTTTTGAAAAGTATTTGCCAGCAGTTTTGAATACCGGCAGAGAGAGAAAAGTTGAAAAAACTATGATCGCTGAACGTGTTACAGAATTTACTGGTAATAAATCTGCCAAAAAAGTCGAAGTTGAAGTTGAAGATCGTGATAACGTGATCGACATCAAGCGTCTGGCAGGGCTTTGATTTAAAGACAGAAAAAGGAGATAATTATAATGTCTAAAGTTTTATTAGAAAGCCGTTGGGGCGAGACCAAAGAAGCTCTGTTAGAAGGCTTAAAAGGAACTCGTCGTTCAACAATGGGTGTTATCTTAGAAAACACCAAAAAACAGCTATTAGCTGAAAGTACCGCCGGTACAACAACTGCTGGCAATATCGCAACACTAAACCGTGTTATTCTTCCAGTTATTCGTCGTGTCATGCCAACCGTTATTGCTAACGAGTTGGTAGGTGTTCAGCCAATGACCGGTCCAGTTGGTCAGATTCACACATTGCGTGTTCGTTATGCCCAGTCATTAGCAGACACTTCAGCAGCACAAACTGGTGTTGTCGCAGGTGAAGAAGCACTAAGCCCATTCAAAATTGCTCAGGCATATTCACGAACAACATTGGGTGCTACAACAACTGATGGTTATACTGCTGCCTCAACAGCTTCACTCGAGGGTAACGGTGGTAAACAGATTAGCGTTCAGATTCTACGTCAAGCGGTCGAGGCTAAGTCACGCAAGCTACAAGCTCGTTGGACTTTCGAAGCCGCACAAGATGCTCAGTCACAACATGGTATCGACGTTGAAGCAGAAATTATGGCTGCCTTGGCACAAGAAATTACTGCTGAGATCGACCAAGAGATTCTCTTATCATTGCGTACTCTAGCAACAACTGAGTTTACATATAACCAAGCTACCGTTTCAGGTACAGCTACATATGTTGGTGACGAACATGCTGCTTTGGCTGTTCTAATCAATCGTGTTGCTAACTTGATAGCACAGCGTACACGCCGTGGAGCCGGTAACTGGGCAGTTGTATCAAGTGCTGCATTGACTGTTCTACAGTCAGCAACAACTTCAGCATTTGCTCGTACAACTGAAGGTACATTTGAGGCACCAACAAATACAAAATTCGTCGGTACATTAAACGGCGCAATGCGTGTTTTCGTTGACTCATACGCACCTGATACAACTCCAGTACTAGTAGGGTACAAAGGTTCGTCAGAGACTGATGCAGCAGCATTCTACTGCCCATACATTCCTCTAATGAGCAGTGGTGTTGTTCTAGACCCAGCAACATTTGAACCAGTGGTTAGCTTTATGACTCGTTACGGATACATTGAATTAACTAATACTTCTTCAAGTTTTGGCAACGCTGCTGATTATGTTGGTGAAATTAACGTGAGTAACCTTACTTTCCAATAAGTTTAGGATTGCTTTACTAAGTAAAACAAAAAGGGCATTAATGCCCTTTTTGTTTACAAACCCACTTAAAAATGATATCATGTGACTTAGGATCCGAACTTGTGTTCTAATATTGACCTAGCTTATACTATTTTAACAAACTTGATCTTACCACAATCCCAAATACGATCAAACTTTAATTCAAACATCAATTGTTTTTCTGTTTTGCCAGTAATATCCACATTGTACTTTTTCTTAATGATTTCTTTTCGATAATTGAATTTGTGCTCTCGTGTTATATAATCAGTGTATTGGTAATCAGGTAGCAGATTTTTTTCAACAGTAAATCCGGTCTTCAAGTACACATCTCCTTTACTCCACCTCAAGTCTGCTATCGTGGTGAACTTAGTGATTTCAAGAGTAGTAGTGATGTACTTCAAAAATTTCGAAAATAATCCAGGATAAGAATTTGCCATGTCAGTACAAAATCTGGCGATATCACATGTTGTTCCTGATACTTTTTTAAGTAGCAAAACTGCCACAATCTTGCCATCATGTCGGCCAACATAAGATTGACTGACGGCATCTAATTTGCCTTGAATATGATATTGGTCTACAAATTCTTTTAATTCTGTAGTATATTTTTCATTAGTAATTGAGATTTTTCTAGCTCCCACAACGCTATTGGTTTTGCCGCACAAGTGCTTAATGTGATTGACGATGATTTGATGTTTAGATACCCACTCGTCTTCAAAAATAGTCAACAATTGGACACCCCTATCCATACATTGTTTGGTTTTGGTGGCATGATAATCTGGCATTTTGCTACCCGATTTCTCGCTATGCCAGTACAATCCATTGAATTCGATTGCAATATCATGACTTGGAATGAAAAAATCAACTTGCCGAGGATAGCACAACTGCGTGTAATTCCTTTTGTACTGAATTTGAAGATTATCTAGTATGCTAGAGATTTCTTCCTCATACCTTGATTTTGTCTCCCTCTTCAAAATAGTAAACCCATACCTGTCATGGTATGAATACAGCACTTCTTTATTGATTTTATATTTTTCGCTAATGCTTGTTAGAGAGTTAGTTTCTAACTCTTTTTTCAAGCTCTCCATGTCCATTAGCAAAGCGTATGCCTGATCATTGTGATTGATATGGGCTGGGTTATTCCTACCATGATTCTTGAACAAAGTGTTTTGACTTTTTGTCAAAAATACTAAACTTTTCATAGGATGATCCACGCCATACTTGTCAATGAGTGTAGATTTAATTTTGCTCTGGATGACATTGACTTGGAATGGATTTAAATCATTGTTTTGGTCGCTAAAGGCTTTTCTAGCAATTGCCATGTCATTGGTATAACCATGATTTTCGACAAAAGACTCTTTTGCACGCTGGCGTATAGCCTCTGATTGAAAGGGATATTCCACCCCATGGTTTTTTAATGTGGTTTGTTTGATTTGTTGTTTAATGGTTTCATCAAACATAGGGTAATCAACCCCGTATTTTTGTTGATTGCTTTGCTTGACCCGATTTTTCACTGAATCTGCTTTGGATGACCAGTCAACCCCATACTTTTTTAAGCAGGTATTTCTCACATTACTAATCATGTTAGAATATGAATTGGTTGTTTCCCAAACACCTTTTAAAGTTTGGCTATGATCTTTTCCTTTGGATGGGCAGGTTAACGAGCAATATTTTCTGTACCCTTTGACAAATGTGTTGAAAACTGCATCATCCCCACATGGGCATTTGGCGGGTAATACGGCGTGGTAAATGCAATACAATGTTTCTGCTATAGTCTTAGCACCAATTGTTTGCTGGTGTGAAACTACCGCCTTAAACATTTCTGGCTTGGCCTTTATTGCGCGGCCGTATCCCTTTGAATTTGGAATAGAAGCGAGCAATTTGGTAATATCGTTCAACATTTTGGTATATTCAGTCATATGGCTAGGTCAATGTTAGAACCCAAGTTCGGGTCCCACAGTCCCAAATTCGTAGATATCCTAATTCGTCCATTAAAGTTTTTTCAGTCTTGGTATTATCAAACCCTGCCTTCACCAAATTATGTTTTGCGAATTTGTACCGGTGGAACGCTAATTTTTTAACGGGATCGTAGTACCAATAGCCTACTTTATTGTCCTTTTCCAAGGTGAATCCTAACTTTTGGTACATTTCTCCATGAGAATATTGGTTGTCTGAGTAGCTTATTATTTGGTTAGGGCCATGAGTATCGATGAAATGTTTCAGCAGTTTGCTGGCTCCCCCAATCACTAGCCTATCAGTCGCATATCTTACTAATTCGAATGTGCCAGGTCCTCGGTCTTTTCCAATACCAGAACGGTTTTTTGAAAAGGTCATTACGGCGACTAATGTAGAGCCATTGAAAAGCCCATGACATATTTGAGAAACACAATATCCCTGAATGTGGTTTGAATTTAAGAACGACTTTGTTTCTGCTGGGGCTAATTCAGTGATTATGGTTTGTCGGGCTCCAATTTTAGCTTTATCCCCCCTATGAACCTTATTTTTAATTTTTTCCTTCCAGATGGCTTTTTTGTTGTCCCATGAATTTCCAAAAATAGTGAATAGGGTGATACCATTATCTTCGCATTTTTTGAACTTGTCGTAATGGTACGTTTTACTGATGTGAGGAATCTTGTCATGGTGCCAGTATATACCGTTATACTCAATAGCCAAATTGTATTCAGGTATGAATATGTCTAGTTCTTTCCCAATTAATTTACGGTTGTTCGTGATTATATTAGTGATACCCAAAGTATTCAAAAAGCACACGATTTCTTGTTCAAATGTGGATTTGTATGGTTCCCTAAACCCATGCAAATTGAGGTAATGGTACACAGTTTGGGGATGAAGTTTTAATTTCTCGGCGATCTCTTCAACTGAGAATTTAGGAAATAGGGTCCCTAGTATTTCCTCACTCCTTAGGAAGTCTAAATTAGGATTTTGTTTTTCCTCAGTTAAGGACCAAGTATTTTTAACCCCGTACTTTGTCAGGCAAGTGGCTTCGGCCTTCTTTCTATTGTTGAATGTGGGAGTGCCGTGATTAGTTAATTTAGTCTGTTTGATTTGGGCAGAAACTGCCATTACTTTGTTCATATCCTCGTAGAACATTTTATGAGCAGTAGTTGCATTTAATGTCTGCCCGTTATTAATGACCCCATATTTTTTCAACGTAGTCTGTTTTCTTTTTTGGTTCTCGGCCTCAAT